CTCGAGCCTATTCCCGCTCCGTACGCACCAGCGTACGAGCCGATTTATTACGGAGTAGAGATCCGCCTGCGACGAAAGGCGCTTAATATAGACACCCCTTACAAGGTGCCCGCGCCAGTAATCACCACCGCAGGACTCGCGAAAGTGGCCGCTACAGAACGACTTTTGGTCATTCACAGTAAACCCGTAGTACGTGAGTGCACGGACAACAACCTCGTACGCATCTCTGCGGACAATGATGTCATCGCCGAACACACCGTATGTAGGATTCGCTGAATCGCACCGGGGCGTTTTGAGCCCAAGTACAATGTAGCAGGCTTTCACGATAGCCGCAAACATGGCGGTCTGTAGAGGGAATGTAAAAGCGTTTCCCATTGACCCAACCATGTAAAGCTCAACCTCTTCCCCACTAGGTAGCTGGGTACGAGGCGACCGTGCGCTTTTTAACCAGGCATTGAGGACGCCTGGCACATGCCTATCGCACAATCGAAGAGCCAAGCAATCAGAAGCCGATTTTAGGTCGATTGTACACGGGCTGTCAGGCCCGGCACTCTCAGAACCTATCTGTGCCAGTGCTCGATTTATCTCGGGTTGGGTGCTCTTGTTAGAGATGCCTCGCCGGATGTCGATGCCGAAATAGGACCGAAGTCCATCCTCCAGCCACTGAGCAATCCCCTTTTGAAACAGCATGTTCAGGGGGGGCTCTTTGTTGATTACTCGCGACTTACCGATCTCCTTTGGAACAGTTAAAAGCTGACTTCCCCGCACAACCTTTAGGCCATAGCGAGCCAGGCGCCTTTTCTCGGCGCCGGCCCACGTGGACCCGCGGATGGCGTACGTGTAGTACGTATGAAGACTAGGATCGGTGCATGCCAACGGCGAGTGAAAGACTTTCGTGAGAAAGTCCGTCGATTCGCAATCTACGTTTGCACCAGGCCCAACGTTAAAACCCGCGCAGATGTCTGCGAGCCCGAACGTTGAGTCAAACGAGGGGTACACGAACTCATGCCAAATACTGTTTAACTGGCAGTCAATCGCATACATTAGAGCGTCTTGCTCCCCAGGTTCCCAAGTCGAGCAACGCCTGTTGCACTCCAGAAAATCGGAGATAGCAACGGCGTCGGCGTCAGGGGATACAGCGCCCTCATACTTCTTAAGGGCACTACGGAAGAGCATTACGCGTTCAACCTCGTCGAGAGGCATATCCGAAGTTAACGGACGATCCTCCCGAATACCCAAGTCATCAGAAAGCAGGCGTCTCAGCAGGTCCAGGTTGACCTGGACCTTACGATCGGCCTTACCTTTCAGCGGTAGCTTACTCCGCTTTTGGCTTGCGACCGCGCGTGAGCGCGATGGCTTTTCGTGCCCTCTCCCAGTCCTCCCAGTCGGCGTCCGTGAGGAGGCTTCCTGCGAGACTGAGAGCGAACTCTTTGGCTTGTGACCGAGGAGCTCGCGGACTACCGTCTTTAACACTGACGATTCGTACCGTGAGTTCTGCGGCGCACCCGAAAGAGGCGGACACTTCTGTGCTATGTAGGGCATGAAACACTCCTGTGTTTACGTCTACAAAAAGGAACCATCTCCGGTTGATTGGGCCGAAGAACGTCTTGTGTACCGCCAAAAGGCAGTATTGATAAGACCGCCAGTCATGAGCCCGGACGCGAGTCCGGACCACGGTGACGGAGTCACCCACATCGATTCCCGCGTTCATCGCGACGATGGCCGCCTTCCCGTCAGGGAAGGATG